CAGCAGACAAGGGCAAGGTGCTGATAGCAATTGAGGCCATTCTCAAGGGCAAATCAGCTACTAAGAACTTCAAAGACAACATTGCTACAAAGTGGGCGGCTAAGATTGATACGGACGAGGATATTGACACTTATGTCAAAGACCGCGAGGACGTACTCTTGGAAGCATCCACAGAAGCAGACCGCAGGGCCACACAAGCAACAGCTAAAGCCAGACAAGACGCGGCGGATGCAGTTGCGGGCAAAAAGACTGAAACGGACACCACGCAAACTGATACCGCACCCGATGGAGCGCCGGATTGGTTTAAAGCATGGATGGCAAAGGACGCCGCTGAAAAGAAGGCGATTGCTGACAAGGTTGCAGGATTTGAGCAGGCCAAGCAAGCCGAAACATTGACGCAGAAGTATCATAAGGCGTTAAAGGACGCTGGCGTACCTGAAACATTCATCAAGTACGCTCCTACTCCTAAAGACGAAGCCGAGATAGAAACACTATCTGCGCAAGTAGTAGCCGACGCCAAGCCCTTTATTGAGCAAAGCAAGACTACTGGTTTCAATGTACCGCCTCCGGGCGGAGCGGCTGGTGGCAGTCAATCGGGGAAGGTGGACGCAGACCTACAGGCTTATGCTTAAGCTAAGACTGCAAGGGTAACAAAACAAACAGCTTAAAACAAAATTCTTAAAACATGGGCTTAGGCTTATCTCGCAAAACCGCCACAGGGTCTATCCCTGTATGGCAGGGCATTGGAAAAGACATCCAGCTTGCTCAGGGCGGCTTTCTGCTGACCCAAACCGGCTATGTGACCGGCGACATTATTCCAAAGGGCACTCCCGGCGTCTTCGACGAAGCGGCCCGTACATGCACCCTGCTTCGCGCCGGGGTCGCCTATGCAAATGCAGGTGGAACTGCGACTACATATCAGGTAGCTAAGGGGCATAACCTAAAGGTGGGCGATTATCTGGCTTCCGGCGCAACTGGCGGCAAGGCTTACGCCATTACTGCTATTGACACATCAAACGCATCATACGATGTGTTGACAGTGGGCACATCTATTGGCGCTGTAACCGCAGGCGATACGCTCTACAACTCTACTGCTACCGGCGCAACGGCTTCTGCATTGCCCGCCGCAAATGGGCTATTGTATGAAGACGTGGTAATTGATACTACCACAGGCGTTAGCTGCTCTTTCGTTATTCGTGGCACCGTGTACGCAAAGCGCGTTCCTTATTCCGCTGCAATCGCAGCCCTCACCGGCCTCAAAAACATCACTTACTCTCAATCTCTTTAATCGACCATGATAGTACCAAGCTACTTCGGCTATCTGGCCGAAAATCAAAACCTACAGGGGTTAATCAACAATTCGCAGCTCGCGCTCGAAGAGCAATCCCTGTGGCGCAATTGGCTCGATCAGGGCACACCGCAAATGTCGCTCACTTTTGAGCAGGCTATTGGTCGTGACCGCATCGAAGCCGCAGCATCTATCGTTGACGAAGATGCGCCCGCTCCGCTCCGCTCCCGCAATACGCTGGAACTGCTGACCGGAAAGATTCCCGCAATGAAGGAAAAGTTCCGTCTTCAGCAGTCTGAAATGCGTACTCTGGAAGTGCTAAAAGCGCTCCCTATCGTCAACGCAAAGCCTGAGCTGATCGCTCTTCTTGACCGAGACGTTTCAGCAGCGGCCACCGCAGGCGACAAGCGTGTGGATATTATGCTGATGCAGGGTATCTCTAACCTTGCTATTGACGTAAACACCACAAACAACCCTGACGGCGTTGCCTATGGCACTGTTGACCTTCTGGCAAAGAGCTATCAGAAACAAGGTGTCCCTACTGTGTGGACAGACGTTGCTTCGACCCCGTTCGACGATATTCAGGGCTATACTGAGTATGTGTGGAAGACATGGGGCTATCGATTTGGCCGTATCGTAATCAGCTATGCGCTGTGGCTGAACATGAAGAAGACCACTCAGGTAAAGAGTTACCTGCAAACCTTCTACAATGTAGGCAAGGCTAATGCTTCGTTTGCTGTTACGCTTGATAGTGTCAATGAGTACATGGCAGCGAACATGCTTCCGGTGATTGAGATTATCAACGACCAAAAGATGATCGAAGTCAATGGCTCGCCTACATACTACCGCGCATTCAATCAGAACAACGTGTCTTTCCTGCCAGCAGGCAAGGTGGGTACACTGATTAATGCGATGCCAATGGAGCGTCTTCACCCAATTGCTATTAAGAGCTATGCCTCTTTCGGCCCAACGCTCGTGGGCAAGTGGTGCGAGCAAGACCCGTTGACTGAGTTTACAAGTATGGAAATGCTTGCGTTCCCTGCTATCAACGTGGACGGCATCTTCATTCTGAAGACAGACACAGTACAAGCCTCATTTAATACAGTTGGCTCTTAATGTATGACGCCTCGGCCATAACTGCTTTAGTAGCCCGCGTTGGGTGGGCGGAGCCTTCTCCGCTCCCTAACGGGGCTTCTACACAGATCATTACACTTGACGCGGCTACAACACACACGGACAGCGAGAGAACATTCCGCAACTTCCATGCGCTTGTGACTGCCGAGAATGTGATGATGACTATGGCGATCCCGAATATCACCCTTACTCAAAACCCCGATAATACGGCACTCAACGCCTATTTACAGGATTTGATGAAGGAAGGTGCGCGGAAAGTCCTGCATAGGTTGTTCGTTGCCAATACGGGCGCTAAGGATGTCTGGGGGAAACCTTTGGATATTCTTGGCACCGATTGGACGGCGACAATCTCTGATAAACTCGCTTTGTTCGATGAAGCTTATGGCCGCCAAGTTGCCTATGATACTTTGACGATGATGCTCGCCTCTATTCGTCTCAATAACGTAGAGAAGATTATCGGTCAGAAAGGCGATCTAATTGCCGTTAGGAACGGGGTCGTAAGAGATAACAAGGTGATTTCGCCAGGCATTGCTCAGGAGTTAGAAGACGCGTATGCCGCTTTAAGTTCTTTGCTATTCCCCGCTTATCATAAGAAACCTATTGTACGATTTGTAAGCATGTAAGCCGTGAAGTATTACCGACAACCCGTAGTAGG